AGCCTTACGCATCTCCAGGTCTAACTTCATCTGTGAGTCGCGTTGGTTGCGTTGGTCTTCTAACTGGAACTTCAGTTGGTTTTCTTGCGCCTGGAACTCTTGCTGCGCCTTGGCCAGTTCGATTTCAGATTGAATCTTCATCTGCTCGGTCTGTGCTGCAAGTTGTGCCTGCTGCTGCGCTTGTTGCGCCTCCATCTGCATCTTAGCCTGCTCAAACTGCATGCGAGCCTGCTCTTTTTGCTGGTCGATCTGCGCTTCAATCTGCAACTTCTGCACTTCAGGTGGAGGTGGCTTAGGCTGGCCTTCCATTGCCTTGGCCTGCTCGCGGAACTTGTCGGCTGTATCGTCGATGATTCCTTCGAGTTGCTTGCCGCACTTGAACGCGGTCACGCCAAACTTGAGCATTTCCATCAGTAATGGGGTCAACTCAGGCGCCTGCACTGCCACCGGTAACGATGTATTGATAAACGAGCTCACTGCCGATAAGAACTCAACACGGTCAGCCTTTTCTTGCTGCTCGTCCTGGTAAATCATCGAATCGGAGGTCACTTCGATGCGGAATCCAGTAGAAGATTCGGACTTCAGGAGTTGTAAGGCCTGGCCTAAGTACACCTTATCAGCATCGGACAGCTGATTTGCGCCCGATATTTGAACCAATGTCTCTTCGGAGTAGAACTCGCACATGATCTGTGCTTTGTATTGCAGCAACTTGGTCGCGAAGTCCACGACGTTGTGCTGCATGGTCTTTAGACGCCCTGACGCGTTGTTACTCTTGATGATCTGAGCGCCTAAAGTCTCGTTCGGATCTGTCTGACCGCGCTGGATGTCAGCGATGCCCATGATCTCGTAAATCTGTCCCTTAACCTGCTCCATCGCTTGATAAGCAAGGTTTAATGCCTCGGCGAATGGTGTCAACTCTACTAAATCGATCGCGCCCTTTAGGCCATTCTTCTCAGCAAACGCTGCCCAGTTCTGCACCGGGAACATGGAATTGTTCTCGCCCTCTGAGAATAAGCGCTGCAACTCAGGGATTGCGTTGTCATAAAGTCCACGTACACGCAACGCGTTAATCAGTCCCTCGATACGGTCGGCCAGGGTGTCTAGCTGACGCGCCTGGTCCTGGTACATTGTGTAATCAGGGATCGGCTCAAGGCTGTCGGTTGTGATTGTTGCGTACAAAGGCTTAGGACAAGGAAAGAATCCATCTAACTTCAGTGGATCGTCCTTGGTGTCCAGGATCTTGCCCATCGATTTTGATAGCCAAATAACCTTCTTCTGAGTCTTGTCCCAAATCTCGTAAACGCAGGCCTGGTAGTCGCCCTCTTCAGGCTTGTATGACTTGCTTGTATCTTCGGGCTTAGTGTCAAGTGGAATCTGATAGCCCAACTCTTCACCGAATCGCTCGACCAATGCGTCGCGATTCATGTAGGCCTTGCGCCATACGCAGGTCACCTCTTCCCAGGTACGGGAGATGGAGTGGCCAAAGTCCTTGTAATGTACGTAGTCGATTGGTGACTCTTCGTACTCAAGTTCTTCTTCGAGTTGCTCTTCAAACTGGTCGACGGTGGTAGGCGCCATCATTGGCTTGCCTTGCTTAACGCCGGATGGATCGTAAACCTGTCCGGCCTCTACGTCCTCAGTAACCTCAAAGCCATCCTCAGGCTGCTCGCCAGGGACTGATCTAAAGTGTGGCTCGTAACGGATCCAGGCTGTGCCGCGCCCACCGAGTAATCTGTCTGTTACCGCGTTTGATAACGCAGTCTTGTAGTCTGAGCAATGCTCTAATTCATAATCAAGGGCGCGCTCCAATAGCATGGATGCGACTCGACCTACCGGATCATTGTCTCGAAAACGTCTTGAAACGTCAGGGCGAGGTAAACGAGCGAAGATAGCAGGAGTAATAGTTTGAACATTTGACCAAAGGATATTAAATCGTGCGTTTGGGTTGGTTTGATAGCGTTGATCGTCCTTGTATCGCTTAACGATCTTGTCGGCTCGACCTTCCCAACGCTTGTAGGTACGCTCGTACCCAACGATTTTGTTATACCAATGGGTATAGTCAGATCCCGACTTAGTGTCGCGTAGGTCTTTCTTAGCCATAATTGACCTTTAATTAAGAAAAGTTGCCGATACCGATTGCTGTAGCTGTGCCGGTTGTAGTTACTGACCATGCGCCAACAACTGAGTTCATACCTAATTGAAGGTTATACAAGCCAGGAGGCGTTGTAGCATCAATGATGGGAATTGAAGTTGTGCCGTCAAACAGGACAACGGTGTCGCCCAATGTAATGACCATAACTTGCAGGACGCGCAGGTAATCACCCTTTGCTCCGCCCTTGCCGCCTGTTAAAACCTTCTTGGTTTGAGTAACCGGAACCAACGTATAGGTTGATCCCATTGGGATAGCGATTGAGGCCATATTCTTCTCCTAGTAAGAAATTCGCAATTTTTTGCAACTTTTAGAAGAATTTGCCTATATTTTCAAATTCTTCCGGTAGATTGTTTGGGTATTGTATCCCAAAGTTCAGTTAATGTAACCTCATTATTTCCAACTGTCACGCCTCGAATTGGTTTTTCTTTTGCGTCAGGTTTAACTTGCTCCTGCCACGCTACCGCACACATGCGCATGGCGTCGGCACCGTGTGACGTCCAGTCGTGCCTAGGCTTATCTCGGAACATACGCTTGTCGTCATCCCATTCGCGTTGGTACTGACGCAGGCACTCGATGCCCTCGTCGCACTTGAAGTCGAACCACATGCGCTGCAATGCCAAGCGGGTTGCCTGAATGCCATCTTGCACCGATAGGTTGGGCACGATCTTGAAGTACTTGAGTTCGATCTGCTCGGACAGCTGCTGGATCACGGACTTATTGGACGCCAGGGTCTTGGCCCGTGCGTCGTGCGGTAGGTAATGCGTATCGTAGATGTAGCCGCGCTCCCTCTCTCGCTCCTTAATCAGATCGATGTAGAACTGCACCGGGTTGCCGTTGCTCGCATGGTAATCGAGCATGCGGATCTCGCCGCGGATGACCTGCCAAAACCATATGGCCGTGGAATCTGAGTAGCCAAGGTCCCAACTCGTGAAGACCTTGTAGTTCGGATCGTGCTTGACCTCGCGGATACGGCCCTCGTCAGTGATCTGCCGCATCTCCTTGCCGTAGAACGCGCCCACGATGGCCGACTCGAAGTCGCACTCGAACTCTTGGAGGAATTGATTTTCGTCCATCATCTTGGCTGCGTCTGCCAACTCTTCGGGCGCGAGTAGTCCACTCTGACTGGCGCGCAAGGTCTTCACAAACCAATTGGGATCCTCTGACCCACGCTTGTAGATCTCCCAAAAGTTGTTGTGCCCCTTCGGCGTCCCAATGAACGTGGCCCATCCCTTACGGTCGGCCAGCAGCGGACGGATGATCTCGCCCCATACCTTTGGGCGCATATCAGCATATTCGTCCAGGACGACACCGTCCAAATAGAGACCGCGGAGCGCTTCACTGTTATCGGCGCCAAACAGCCTGATCTTCGCGCCGTTAATGAGTTTGACCCATAACTCGGACTCATTCTTTTTATCGATGATTGGCTCTGCGAACTGGAGCAAGTAGGACCAAGCAATGTTCTTACTTTGGCTTAGGTAGGGCGCGACGTAGGCGTACTGGCCATCGCTCTTGCCCTCCTTGATTGCGCGCCTCAATAGATCATTGATACAACTTACTGTCTTCCCGGCGCGCCGGTGACATACCAGCACGGCCCAACGCTGCTCGCGGTGGTGAAAGTCCCTAAACGCAGCCCTTGGCTTGTAGGGAATCGTGTAGACTTTTTCGATCAATCTTCGAACTGCACAACGTGCTTGATAGGCTGCTGCTCATCACCAACGTGCTCGGTACGGGCCAACTTAGGCACGGCGTACTCCATGGCCTTGAAATATAAGTCAATTCTCTTGGCCGGGTCATCGACCTCGGCGATCCAATCGTTTAATTTATCTACGTTGCCGGAAATAAAAACACCAAGGGCTTCCTTGATTTGGGCTGTTGTTTTATTAGGTACGCCAGGCTTTCGGCCTGCTCCCTCGCGTTTACCGCCCATTCCTCCGTTGATAGAAGGTGATTTTTTTTCACTCATATCGTCACCAAGTAGTTGATTTTGATAGGGGAATTGTATCTTATTCTTGCTCTAAAAGGCGCTTGCGCTCTTGAAGATAGCGATAGTAGTTGTCTATTGCCTCGTCATCAATGAACTCTGACACGCCCATCTTGCGCTTTTCCATCGCGCCCAGTACGTTATTTCTCATGCTGCCGGTCTTGCCTGCGAACTCTTGCTCCAGGTTGCGGAAGGTCTTTGGAAAGACTGCCTCGACCGGCACGTTCTCGCCTAGTGTGCCTAGGTACTGGCCGGTAAAGTTGGTGTTGTACGTTGGATTACTTGAAGGCTTAAGGTGCATGCCACCCTGGCCAACGCCAATAATCGTGTTGCCCACGTGCCCCTTGCCTACGCCAAGCAATGCCGGGTCAGTCAACGCGTTTACCAGGTCCTCATGGTTGTAGTTGAGGTACTGCTGGGTATTGCCGCCGTTAAAGCCCTGGCTTTTCTTGGACAATGTCTTAACTAAGGCCTTACGCAACTCACCGGCTGTGCTGTCGATGCCCTCGCCGTTGTACAACTGCATACGACCAATCTCACTCTCGAGTCCAGCAAAGTTTTGGAATGGCTTAAACGATGCAGGCTTGCCGTCAGGCGATACGTTACGGATTGCCTCGTTCATCTGCCTGTAGAAGTCCTTGCTCGGTGCCCTGCGATCAACTAGGCCAAGCAGCGCCTCGGTAGGCATCACGCTAAAGTTTTCCGCGCCCATGCCCATGGTAGTTGGCATATGAATCACCTGGCCGGTGCCGCCCATGCGTTCGTTTTCGATACGCGCCATCGCGTCACGGTCACGGATACGCTTGGCAATTCCTAGATTCGATGCACCAACGATGCCCTCTGCCTGGTGCCCCAGGTCCCTGGCGTAGTCCTGGCCACCGTGCGTAACTACCGCGTTAGGCAACTCTTCGCCTGAGATAGATTTAATCGCTACGTTGCGGCTGGTAGAGTCCCAGGGCATGATAAGCGCTGACGATCCTTTAAGGTCCTCAAACTTGAGTTTTGCTTTGTCCGCTAAGTTGCCCAGCTGCTCGGTAATGTAGTTTGTGCCCACCGTAGCGTTAGGCTTTAGGGGGGTATGTGGCAGGTGTACGCCCATAATGTTGGGCATGTACTGCGAAGTAAACTCGCCCATTGCCTCCGGGTAGTAGTCCGGGTTAGGCTTACCTAAAAAGTCTGTCTTGTACATACCGGCCATGGTTCTGTCCATAGCACGTTGATTCTTTTCTAGGTTTGCTGGCAAGTTCCGAAAGTGTTCCTTAATCGGGTCGCCTAATCCTGACTCGGTCGGTGGCTTGTAGCCATTGCGTAGGAGGTCAGAAAGGGTAGCCATATCGTGGATTCTACAAGCCTTTTATTGTTGGCGCAACGTCCTAGGAGCAGTTTTTTGTAGGCCATCAAACCAGTTGTCGACCTTAGTAAACTGCGGTATCACAATTCGCTCCTTGCCGCGCAGCAACGGAAGCGCCAGGTCAACGATCTCCAGCACATCCAACTCCCGATACCTCGGTGACTTACGCTTTGCCACCTCTTTCCACGGCATCATTTATCACCCTCCTCATCCATGCGGGGATCAACTCTCGTACAGTCCATCATCTTGAAGTACGCATTGATTGCTTTATTCATTTCCCACGCGTAACTCTTTTGCTTTTTCTCCTGCTCCGCACGATTTCCCTCTTTTGCTTTTCTCATGCTTGCCATCGAATTTTCGTATGCTGATTGCCATAACGGGAAAGCCCTCTTTTTTCTCAATCTAACGTATTCGTTTATATCCATTTCCGCCATCATCAAACTCCAATTTTTTACTTTAATTTAACTAAGGGTTTACCCCTACTAAAAGTCCGCCGTCATCATCATCGTCCTATACATATATATGATGGCGGAACCATCAATATATATGCCGGACTTGATAGGATGCACAACCTCATTCCGCAATCATTCCGCCATCATATTTATGATGATAGCGGACCAATAAATTAATCGTCAATTTCATCCAAAACCGCTTTCCCGGCCCTTGTAAGCGCCAATCGATATACAGTTTTAGAATCGCGCTTATAAACCTCTTCCGCCAACATCCCGTCCATAATTAATTTATCAACAGTTGCGTAGATTGTTTTCTCATTAATGTCTTTAGGGAAAAGCGGATCTGCCATCAAAACGTGCTTAACATTTGTATTCGACTTGGCAGTTTTTGATGGGCTTAGGTAAGCACCCATCTCGTACCGGACGTGGATCATTTCCAGGATGAGCATCCAAACATCATTTGCAGACTTATCCTTGAGTATGCCGTCAGCCACCTTAAAGTAGTGATGCTTATCGTCATAGCTAACCACCGACTGGTAGCCACTCTTGCCGTAGTTAGACTTTTGAAGCGTCAGTACCGACATCCCATTGTCATTAATCAGTGACCACCGCGCCCGTGCCCCGTTATGCCACGCAGTAGATCCGCTGTAGCCGTCGCCGGTGCCAGGCTTCAGTGAGGCCTTATCCACGTGATGCAGCGCTAAAACAGCCAGCCCTGGGCGCGCCTTGCGTAGCCCTGATAAATACATCTGCACCTCGGATCGCACAATCTCGTTACCGCCGAAAAACATTGAGTTGTTATCCACAATCAGCACCTCGGCGTCGTACTTGCGGCAGCTTTCCGATACTTCCGCAAATTGCTTGTTGAACTTACCGGTCCGGCCGTCGGTCTCGTAGATGACCTGGCTGTCCTTCTTGCTCCAGTCCATAATGTGCAGGTAGTTATTCAAAACCTCCACGTTAATGCCCTTGACCTTGATGTAGTTGGCCATACGCCTAATCAAACTCTGCTCGTTATCCTCGGCTGAGATAAATACCACGTGTACGCAGTAGTCAAAATCTTGCCCCAGGAAGCTGCCACCGGTTGCCATCTCGATCGCCAGCTGGAGGGCAATCGAGGACTTACCCGCTCCCCCGTTGGCCGCAAATAGCGTCACCGCGTCCTTCGGTAGCCAATTTTCGATAATAAACGGGTGTGGATCGAGTTCGCGGTCTAGGATAGTTGATAGGTCGATACGCATTGCAGGCTGCGCCGCTGACTTTGCAGCCGCTGCCGGTGCCGTGGTGGCCGTGTCGCCGTCGACGCCCCACTTATCAAACGCGCTGCGCACCATCTGCTCGATCATGTCGTAATACTGCTTCCAGTCGCCCTTGGTGTTGGTGTCCTTGCCTTGCAGCATCAAGCGCCGCAGGTAGTCAATAATGAACCTTGGCTTGTTGCCCTGGGCGACTAGGGCTGCCGATAACTTCAATAGTGGCTCGTAATATTGCTCGCTATTAAGGATCTTGCGCACCATCTCATTTTGGTCAACGCTGTCTTCCCAAATAAAGCCCTCTACCTCCGGGGCGTTTTCTTTATTTTTAGCGTAAATCGGGTCCCACTGGCCTTCTTTTAGGTCTAAAAACTCGCCGTCGGTCTTAATCGTCTCGTAGTAATTATTTCCCTTCCCAAAATAATATGACTGCGACAAAGTAAAAGACTCTCTAGCTAAAACACCGCCAAGAGCGCCGTTAAGCATACCGGTCCAATAAGACCTTTCCTCAGGCTCAATCGCCTTGCTTAGGGGCGCCAAAACACGCCATCGAGGCTTTTCAGGGGTAGCACTTGGACTGGTAAATAATATCGCCTCTATACCCTTCTGATCTAGCAGCTTTGCCGCCTCGTTCATGGACATGATTTCTGCGTCATAATCGCCCTCGATGCCGTAAACCTCCACCACGTTGCTGTCGTGCCGATAGGACTTTTGATCCGTCAAACTATCCCCGAATGACGCCAACTTAATCAGGGGCATAGATTTTTTGCGGTAATAAACCTGCGGATTTTCTACCCTGCGGCAAAGATCGCCCCAGCTAATGGTTTCGGTGCTTAAGGACGTTGCAAAAACGTCAGGGAATATGGTCAAGGTAAGGCTGTTTGTACTATAATTTGTCATCTATTTGCTTTCTAGTAAATGGGTCTTTTTAATTTCCGATTCATCGGGTGAGGATTAAATTGTTCGGCCGGGGCTTAAAACGTCCCGGCTTTTTTATCAGTTGGCAGCGCTCAGTTAATTAGTTTATTTATCAGTTGCGTCATTGAGTTGCTCATCGCCGAATTACCATGCTTATCGGGATGGACTAACATTCTAATGCGTTTTAAATCTTCGTTGCTAATATTTTTTCCACCGAATATTGGCCCAGTGTTTTTCTTCAAAAATGCGTTTTCAAACCTTAATGCTTGGATGTCCGCCTCATATTGGCGGATTCGCTTCTCAAGAACCTGCTCGTATGACTGCCCTTTTACGGTTGTAGCCTTCTTCGGAGCCTTGCCGTTCTTTTCTAGCTTCCAACAATCGATGCAAATCTTTTTCCATTCTTCGCCCTCGTTGTAGCCAAACATTGCACTGCATTTACTGCAAGCCTTCATGTACATATACTGCCTTTCGTTGTTTATTCGTAGTTTCCGGTAGTGTATACTATTTTGTAATTTGTGTAAAAAAATATTGCTTGGGTGAAAATGTGTGATATAGTCCGTATCATGCAGTATCAAACAACGATAAACAACGGTAAGTAACGATAAACAACATGAACAAAAACTTTCACATCAAATACGCGTTTCGGGTGGCTCATCTAATGAGCTTTGAGAATAGTAGCGAGCGTATCCGGGAATTGAATAAGATTTTTCGTTTTCACGCTTCGCAATACTTGGGAAAAGAAAAATGAGTTTTATATACGAGAACTTGGTTAGCAAGTACGGCCACCGCCTAACGCTAGTCGAGTGCAGTGAAATTCTGAAGATTCCAGTTGGAACCTTGAGAAACATGAGGGTCAAGAATGCTTTGCCGTTCAAGACCTATCGTGATGGGTTGAGGGTGTTTGCAAATACATCCGAGATCGCGCAGTACCTTGAATCAAAATAAACGACGTAACTAACCAAAAGGACTAAACATGGCAATTGACTTAAAAAGCATTCAACGCGGCAAGCATATGGCACCGCCACGTGTTTTCCTGTATTCCACCCACGGAATCGGGAAATCTACCTGGGCCAGCTGCGCGCCAAACCCCATCTTCATTCAGACAGAGGATGGCCTGGGCGGCATTGACACCGCCAGCTTTCCATTGGCCACCAGCAGCGATGAGGTACTAGAGGCCATCGGGACGCTATACAGCGAAAAGCATGACTTCCAAACTGTAGTCCTAGATTCTGCCGACTGGCTAGAAAATATCCTACAAAAGGAAATCGAGGCCAAGTACGACGCCAAGGACCTAGCCTACGGCAAGGGCGCAATGATCCTGGCTGACAAGTGGCGCGAGGTGTTGGCAGGCCTTAACGCACTGCGTAACGACAAGGGGATGATCGTCATTATCCTTGGGCATTCAGAAATTAAACGCTTTGACTCACCTGAAACCGAATCTTATGACCGGTACCAGCCAAAGTTACAAGCAAGGGCTTCTGCATTGGTTCAGGAATGGGCCGACTGCGTATTTTTTGCGAACTACAAAACGATCGTGAAAAAAGAAGATGTTGGCTTTAATAAGACCAACAACCGAGGCATTTCCAACGGCGACCGGGTTATCTACACAAGCGAGACCCCAGCGTTTTTGGCTAAGAATCGGTTTGCATTATCATCACCAATCCCATTTACCTGGGAAGCATTTGAATCAGCATTAACAAACTAACTCACCTAAATAAAGGAAATACATAAAATGGCTAAATTAAACTCATTCGGCATCGATTCATTGAACGACGTACAAGAGGACACCGGCGGTGGTTACTCAGCTATGCCAGCAGGCGTTTACAACGCGACTGTAGCGGACGTTGAATTAAAAGACACTAAGTCCGGCACAGGTCAGTACCTCTCAGTCAAGTTTGACATCCTAGACGAGCCGTATGACCGCCGCAAGGTTTGGTCTAACCTCAATATCGTTAACGCCTCAGAGAAGGCTCAGGCTATCGGCCGCGCCCAATTAAAGGGCCTTGCAATCTCTGCCGGTATCGAGAACCTTGAGGACACCGACGAGTTGATCGGCGCGATGGTTCGCTTGGTACTTGCGATCGATAAGGAAGACGAGACCCGTAACGTGGTTAAGGGCTTTATCGGCAGCAAGGACGAGGCGCCAGCAAAGCCAGCAGCACCTGCTAAACCAGTAGCGAAAGCAGCGCCAGCTGCGGGCGCAAAACCTTGGCAGAAGTAATATGAATATTGCCGAACACATTATTCAATGGCACGGCAGCAAGCCGCAATCGAACCGC